CCATTCATACTTCTCGAAAAATGCTACACTAATTAGTAGTAATCTTAGTAATAATTCACAAAATCCCGTATGTGAGATTAGTTATGGTACTTTTAATAAACAACTAAGTAGATTTATTTTTGATATTGACTTTGATGATATAAAGGCTAAAATTGCTGACGGGTCGATAAATCCAGAGAGAATTATCAAACATATATTACATATGACTAATAGTATTAGGTATGCGCCAGAATATTTGGGAAAGAAATCTTATAGTCTTAATATCGATAGGGCAAGTGCTTTTGAGCTTGAATTATTTAACATTAATCAAAGTTGGGATGAAGGTAGTGGTTATGAATTTGAATATAATGATCCAAATTTTATAAATGTTGATATTGTAAATCCTGTTTTAATACCACAAGCAGTTAACTGGTCAGCCAGAACATCAATTAGTGGCTGGACAAAACAAGGCGCATATATTAGTGGTGTAACTCAGATATTAGGCACACAATATTTTGAAAAAGGTAATGAAAATATTGAAATTGATGTTACTGATTATATAAATCAAAGAATATTCGGTACTGGTTATACTGGCACAACAGCACATACTGGTACAACAATATATTCTGGTAATTCTTTTGGTATTGGTATTAAATTTTTAGATAGTTATGAAACACAGGAAACTGAATTTAGACAAGCAGTGGCATTTTTTGCAAAGCATACAAACACATTTTATGAACCATTTATTGAAACAATAATTGATGATATTATTACTGATGATAGAAATTATTTTTATCTCAATAAAGATAATGATTTATATCTATATATTAATGTAGGAGGTTTTCAGCAAAATATAACAGTAAATAAAGTTGATATATTCGATTATGAAGATAATTTAGTGGTTACTCTTAGCGGTGGTTCAATAATTAATGTAAGCAAAGGCATTTATAAAATCACTTTGAATGTTGATTCTCAGACTTATCCAGATGCAGTTTTATTTAGAGATGTGTGGGATGTAACCATTAATGATAAAAATTTTACATATGATGCTGAATTTTACTTGATATCTCAGAATAATTATTATACCTTTAATCAATCAAATCAGATTAATTTTGAAAATTATTTCTTTTATTTCTGGGGAATTGGTGAAAAAGAAAACGTTACTGCAGGTGTTACAAAAAAAATTAAATTAACTATTAAAGAACTCTATGCAAATCAAAATAATTTTTTACCTTTGGAGATTGAATATAGGTTATTCACAACAGTAGGAAAAAAATATGAAATCGATATTATACCATTTACTTTAGTGAATAGAACAAATGCAGGATATGAGTTTAATCTCGACACATCATGGTTGATTCCGCAGGATTATTTTTTACAAATTAGAATGAAAAATGGTAATTATTATGAAAACAAACAAACTCTTTCATTTACTGTTGTATCTAATGGGTTTCTAAAACCGTAAAATTTTATCATTTTTCATAAAAAATTTTATTTTTATTTAATCTAAATAAAAAAAGTCTTGTGTTTATGAGAAATGTAGAGTATATTTGTAGCATAATTTTATAATTATAAAATAACTTTAATGTAAATTAGAATGTAAATTAGAATGTAAATTAAAATGGAAAATCAAAATCAAAATGAAAAGACAAACCCACAAGGTGGAGATTTGTCACAACTGAAAGCAATGTTCAATGATTATCAGAACAAGCAAAATCAAAAAAGACACAAAACATCAGAAGAAATCTTAGCAAAGTATTTCAATCCTCGTAAAAACAAAGAAATTTTCAGAATCCTTCCTCCAAAAGCTGGTAAAAAATACATCGAAGAAGCATTCTTCCATGTTGCTACTACTAATGCAAGTGGTGGAAAGAAGAAACATGGAACAATTATCTACTGTCCTGCTCATAATGACCCAAAAGTTCAGAAAGTGGCAAACGGAAAGTCACTATTCGATACTAATGGTCAACCAATCATGATCCCTGCCCCATGTCCTTTATGTGAGAAAGCAAAAAAATTATTGGTGCAACAAAATCCATCGTTAAAAGGTAGAAAAAAAGAAACTTTGAACGCAGAAGAATTAGTAATCTACGAAAAAAACAGAGCAATCTTTACAGAAGCCAATAAATGGGAAGCAAAGAAATACTACATTATTCGTGGTATCGACAAAGGTTTAGAAAAAGACGGTGTTAAATTTTGGAGATTTAAACATAATTTCAAAAATCAGGGTACACTTGACAAACTTCTTCCTATTCTTAGAGAATACACAGAAATTAATCAGGCAGACTTTGCAGACCCAAAAAATGGTACTGATTTAAGCATCACTATGTCTGACAGTGAATTCAATGGTCATGTTTACAAGCAGATTTCTGCAATTACTTCTCGTAGCAAATCATTACTTCATGGTGATAATCTTGTTATACAAGAATGGCTTGATGATAACATTACATGGAGAGACGTATTCCAGCCAAAGAAAGCACCAAACATTACTCCTTATGAGTTTCTCGAAATGGTTGTAATGGGTACTAACCCCTATTGGGATGATACCGATTCAAATAATAAACATTGGGTCTTCCCGGGTCGTCCCGATCTCGAAGCAGCAGCTAATACTCGTAATCGCAATCTCGATGCAGACGAAGATGCAGCATTTGAACAAGCATCTGATTTGATAGATGAAGAATACCCAAGGGTTACTATTAGTAACATCACATCTGACAAAGTTGGCAAATATGAAGACGATTCAGTAAATGTTGGAGAGAGAGTATTACAAAATGCTCCAGTACAAGCACCAACTACAAATGTAGCTTCAAGTGCTCCAGTACAGGAGTCAACAACAAATAATGCTACACAGAATGAAAGTGAGCCTAATAATGAATATGACGATTTGCCTTTCTGATGTAGCTGAAAATCAATTAGTTAAATATTATAATAAGGGAGAGATAAAAGTTTCTCCCTTATTTATCTTAAATAAAATATAAATAAAGAAATTAAAGTATTATAATAAATATTATATTATGACAAAAGAATTAGTACATTTATCAGAAGCAGAGAATGTTCCTGAGAATAATAAAATGAGAAAGCCCATAGCTAAAAAAACGTTCTCATTGGATAATTATAAGAAAAAAATTGGAGCAGAGGATGTTCCAGATAAACCATTAGAGTGGATAAAAATTGACGATGCTCTTCAAGAAATAACGGGCTTACCGGGTTTTCCTAAAGGATACGTATCAGCTTGTTGTGGTTTTTCGAATAGTGGAAAATCGACAGCCGTGGCATTAGGTATTGTCAATGCACAAAAAATGGGTTTACTTCCAGTAATAATCGATTTGGAAAATAATTTAAGTAAATATCGATTAAGTACAATGGGTTTTGATTGGAATAAGGAACATATTTTTATTGATAATGAATATTTGTTAGAACATTTTGGAAAACCTTCTGATAAAAATAGAAATTATGCATCGATTGAAGATTTAGCTAATTGTATTCGTTTTTTCTTGCGTGAACAAGATGCTGGTAATTTACCATTTGAATTAGCGTTTGGAATTGATTCAATTGGTACATTAAATTGTAATAAAACAATTAATGCTGCAGAGAAAAATGAAACAGATAGTAATTTTTGGAATGCAGGTGCATATGAAAAAGAATTTATGTATTTATTCAATGACATTATTCCAAATAGTAGAAAATCAAATAAACAATATACAAATACTGTGTTTGTTGTTCAGAAAATTGGTCGTGATGCAATGAATAATACAATCACAATGAAAGGTGGACGTACTTGGGAATATGCGCCAAGATTACAATATTATTTTGGTGGTGTTGTATCAAAAGGAGTTAAGAGAATTACTGCAACATCAAAAAAACGTGAAATATCATATGGTGTATTAGTAAAAGTTAACATATTAAAAAATCAAATTGATGGTCCACTTGGTGGTATTTCAATGGAAGGTTCGATAATCTCAGTACCACAAGGATTTATAACCACAGAAGGCGTTGATGATTATAAAAAGAAAAATATTTTATACTTTCGTAATCTATTTGGTAATGATGAGTTAAATGCTGAAGATATTAATACTGGAGAGCGCATTGAAGATGCTGAAGGCAAATTAGTATTCGATATTATAGAAAAATCAGAATAATATTCAAATCTTTGGTTAGTAACATTACTAACCAAAGATTTTTTATTTTTATTAAAATGAGTAAACCAAAAGGATATTGGACTAAAGAAATATGTGTTGAAGAAGGTAAAAAATATTCAACAAAAAAAGATTTTAGAAAAAATTCACGTAATATATATGATGTTAGTATAAAACATGGGTGGATAAGCGAAGTATGTTCACATATGATACCTTTAAGAAAACCTAGTGAATTTTGGTCATTTGAAGATTGTAAAAAAGAAGGATTAAAATATGATAGTAGATGTGAAGAAGAAGCATTGAAATATAATAGCAGATATGAATTTAGAAAGAAATGTGAAAGTGCGTATGACGCTGCTAGAAAACATAATTATTTGAATGAAATATGTGGACACATGAAACCCTTTAAAAACATTAAAGATATTCAATGAAAACAAGAACGTTAGTAGTTGATGCATCATATCTTTTACA